AAGATTACTGAGACTGTTAGTGATATGTTGGAAGGTAGGATAGATTATAATCAGGCTAGAGTTGCGATAGATGCGTTGAAGTGGCAGTCAGCTAAGTTAGCACCGAAGAAGTTTGGTGATGTGCATAGGATGGAAGTGAAGCATGAGGCAAGTTATTTGGATGCTTTGAAGGAGGTTAGTAAGGTGGTTGAGGGAGAGGAAACTACACTACCGAATACGATACGCACACGCAAAGAGGCTCAAGATAAAGACACAATTCAATAGGTCGTTACATAACTGACCTGACGAAACTCGTTGATATACAACGATTACAGCTAAGGTTAGCCACTTTGTTAGCCACATTTAATATTTATTTTACATTTTTGTAGGGATATTTGATCTGACCCCCCCCCTCAGATTTAGGCAGGGGGTGGTGATAGATATATATACCCCTCTCAATTTCGGTACTGCGAGATCCCCCTTATCTTGCAGGGGCAAGGGGCGGGCATTTGAGCAATACAACTGAAACATTACTAAAATTACGCAACGATCCAGTTCTATTCGTTGAAGCGATACTTAAAGCCACCCCCCAAAAGTGGCAACGTGAAGCCTTAATAGGCATACGAGATAATGATAAAATATCGATTAAGTCGGGTCATGGAGTTGGCAAAACTGCCTTCCAGTCATGGCTTATTCTTTGGTGGCTCTTAACCCATTATCCTTGCAAGATAGCGGTCACAGCTAACACTGCTCACCAATTGAGCGATGTATTGTGGTCTGAGGTTGATAAGTGGTATAGGAGGCTTCCTGAGGGCTTTAAGAGCCAGTTAGAGGTAAAGACAGACAAGATCTCTTTAAAGGGTGCTTCTGACAGCTTCTGTGTTGCGAGAACCAGTAGAAGGGAGAACCCTGAGGCTTTGCAAGGCTTTCATAGCGAGAATATGCTGTTTATTTGCGAAGAGGCTTCGGGTATCCCTGATGTCGTCTTTCAGGTCGGTGAAGGTGCTTTATCGACTGAGGGTGCTAAGGTTGTCATGTGTGGTAACCCTACAAGATCTGATGGATATTTCTATGAGAGCTTCCATTCGATGCGAGATAGATGGTTTAACATGACTGTCTCTTGTGAGGATGGCGAGTATGTATCTGACAAGTTTTTGGAAGATATGAAGTCCAAATATGGTGAAGATAGTAATATCTATAAGGTTCGTGTTTTAGGCGAGTTCCCTACCCAATCTGACGATGTTTTATTACCTCTTCATTTAGTGGAAGGGGCAACAAAGCGAGATGTAGAGGCATCCCCCATGACCCCCGTTGTTTGGGGATTGGATGTTGCGAGATATGGCAATGATAGATCTGCCTTAGCGAAAAGAAGGGGTCAGGAGCTATTAGAGCCGATTAAGACGTGGTCGCAAAAAGATTTAATGGAAATGGCGGGTATAATCCTGACTGAGTATGAGGCTGTTAGGTATAATGACCGCCCTACTGCCATTTATATTGATGCTATTGGGATAGGTGCAGGACTTGCTGATAGGTTGAAGGAATTGGGATTGCCTGCGATATCGATAGCGGTATCGGAGAGTGCTTCTTTAAAGGACAAGTTCACCCGTTTAAGGGATGAGTTGTTTTGGAATTGTCGTGAGTGGTTTGAGGGCAGAGATGTTCACATACCGCATGATGACAGTTTAATTCAGGAGATTACGGGTATTCGTTACAAATATCTTTCTACTGGCAAATTAAAGATTGAGAGCAAGGATGAGATGAAACGCAGGGGTCAGAGGTCGCCTGACGTAGCTGATGCCTTTGTTTTGACGTTTGCGGAAAATGGATCAATTGCAAGTGGAGCGATGAATAAATGGAACAGTCGGAAACCCCTGATACCGAACAGTGCGTGGATAACGTAGTTAAGTTTCCTGATAGGGGCGAAAAAGTGACTTATGTAAGCCCTGAGAAGGAAGAGGACTTTGGGTATGCGTTGGAGATGTTCTGCACTATGGCGAATGGTGTTCATGTATCCAACAACCTTAGTTGGCAGGACATAATGATTGCGATGATTGTGGCTACTGCGAATTGTGCTGTAAAGGCAGATTTGAGCGAGGAAGAGTTTATTGCGTTTTTGCAGAGGATAAAGGCAGGCGAGTTTAATGAGTGATCCAAAATTAAAAAAATTAGGATTGACAAAGTATAATCAGCCTAAACGCACCCCCAATCACAAGACTAAGTCTCATGTGGTTGTTGCCAAAGTCGGGGATACGACAAAGACAATTAGGTTTGGTCAGCAGGGTGTTAAGGGTGCGGGTGCTAATCCGAAGACGAAGAAGGAAAAGATGAGGAAAGATAGCTATTATGCAAGGCATAATGCTCAAGATCCTAATCCATCAAAGTTATCTGCAAGGTACTGGTCACATAAGACGAAGTGGGCTTAGATATGCAACAAGGTTTATTATCGGCATTTAACCCTTCTGATGCACTCCCTGCTCCACGTTATACGGGAATGTTGCTTCCCATTGAGAGGGATATGTATGGCAATAAGGGCAACTTTGAGTTGGCTGTGCCTCAGTTTTTGCAGGATGCCTATAGCGGAATAAATAAGTTTGGTCAGGCTTTTAGGGGCGAATTAAGCCCTCAAGAGCTACAGCAACTAGCCTCAAATACTGCACTTAATGTAGCAGGCGGTAGCTTATTAGGCTCAAGAGTTATCCCAAATGCAGTGCCTTCAGGTGGCATTTTGGGTATGGGTGTTTCCTCTTCTAATAAATCATTGAAATCAATAGATGATATTAAGAGAAATTATCCTAATGTAGATCTTGATATTTACAGCAGTCCAAAAGGCTTAACTTTAAGCAAAATTGTTGTGCCTAAAGAAGCTAGATCTGAGGGTGTTGGCAGTAGTGTTATGTCCGATCTAGTAAAATACGCAGATGAAAATAATTTACCTATAGCTTTAACACCTGACACTTCTTTTGGGGGTAATAAGACAAGATTAAAATCTTTTTATAAGAATTTTGGTTTTGTAGACAATAAAGGCAGAAACAAGGATTTCTCTTTTAGAGAAACTATGATTAGGCAACCTGAAAGCGGATTGTTGAGCCAAACCAATCAAGTAACTCCTGAGACTGGTTTATTAGGAAAAGTTGATAATGTACAACCAAAAAGCGGTGTTTCAGAAGTAGTGCCACCAACTGATAAAGCTGATGGAATTATAGCTTTTCATGGCTCTCCTTATGACTTTAACCAGTTTAGCTTGAGTAAAATAAATACTGGAGAAGGGGCACAAGCATTTGGGAATGGTCTATATTTTTCTAGTAAGGAGGATATAGCTAAATTTTATAGAGATAGTGTCAGAGGTTATAGAGATCTTCAGGGAAAATTTGATTACAAATATAAGGGAAAAGATTTTTATACAAGTCCTGCTGAAGCTAAAACTCAGGAAGAGTTGGGTGTTGCAAGGATAATTGAACACGCAAGACAAATAAGCAAACATCCTGAAGAAGCAAAAAAACAATTAATTATTGGCTTGTCTAGAGAAGCTGATAAAGCAAAAAAGATTGATGATGAAGAATTGCAAGGTCTATTAGGCTATAGTTACAGCAAAGAATTAGATGCTGTAAAAGGTATAGATACCTCAGATCTTGTTCAATCTAAAGGCAGTATGTATCAGGTTAAGTTGAACACAATTAATGATGATTTGATTGATTATGACAAAACATTAGGCGAACAAAATCCAAAAATACAGTCAATTATAAACAAACTAAAATCTGAAATGATTGTAGATGATGCAATCATTTTAGGGTTTGATCCATTTGAATATGGTGGCAATGAGAAAAGGGCAATAGAAGAAGCAAAAAAAGTTCTTTTTGGAAAAGACGAGACTGTTGAAAGATTTATGAATAATTGGTCTGCACTTAGAGGGGAGCAAGGTTCAGCCGAAAAATTAATGACTAAATATGGTGCTAAAGGCATCCAATACCTTGACAACTCAAGTAGAGGTAAAAGATTTAGTATAAAACTTTCCACAAACAAAGGTGCTTATGACCATGAGCCAATTCAATCAGGTGATCGCAACCAAATAGAAGAGCTTGCGGAAGATTATAGGGAAAAGGGTTTTAAAGTAAAAATCGAAGAAGGTGGCGATAAAAACTACGTCATATTCGATGACAAAATAATCGATATTATGAAGAAATATGGAATTGTTGGTGCTGTAGGAGTTACCGCAATGCAAGGCAGGGGCAACCAAAGCTCTGAAGCCGATTTATCACTATAAAGGGGAAACTTATGCAACATTGTGATGTTTGCACTTACGAGTGGAAATGTACTGCTCGATGTAAGTGTTTATTGGGTAAAATTAAGCCTGAAGAGATTGAGGTCGAAATGCCTAAACCTATTCCAGTTAAGACCACTAGAGGGGTGACTATGAGCAATATAGTTCCACTCAAGAAAAGAGGAAGGAAAAAGAAAGATGCCTAATATCGGTGGAAAGAAATTCCCTTACACAAAAGAGGGTATGAAGAAGGCTAGTGTTTACAAAGCCAAAGTTAAGAAGAAAGTTAAGAAGAAATCCAAATGATTGTCAGGTTTTATCGCAGACCGAAAAAGGAAGCTCCAATATTAGAGTTGGTGACTTGTAATGGATGTGTAACCCCTAAGCTATGTAAAAGAAGTGGAAAATGTGATGTCGATGACGAAATCCAAAAAAAACGCACCGATTTGGAACAAGAAAAGACCGAAGTCATTGAAAAAATCCACCCCCCTATCCAAAAACCAAATCGCCTCAGCCAAACAAAGAGCCAAAAAAGCAGGAAGAAAGTATCCTAATTTAGTGGACAATATGGCTGTCGCAAGGAAGAAAAAATAATGGCAAAAATGACAGATGAAAGATTGGGATCTATTATCCAGTCTGAAATTACCGATAGCCAAAATCACTTTGAAACTGAGTATTCGTCTGACCGACTAAAGGCTATTGACTATTATTTGGGTGAGCCATTTGGCAATGAGATTGAAGGCAGAAGCTCTGTGGTATCCACTGACTTTGCTGATGCCATTGAGCAGATCATGCCATCGCTTATGCGTATTTTTACCAGTTCCGATAAATATGTCAGGTATGCTCCAAGAAC